GGTAACGAATTGTTGTCAACTGGACGCATCGAAAGCGTATACGGTTGCGCAGTGATCTTCACTACATTCTTGTCAAGCGCAGTTCGCACTGTTGTAGGCATCACTTCTGTTCCTGTTCTAGTAGGCGCATACTTCCACGAGACTGCGATCTTCACAGTACTCAAGGAAGGTCTACAGATCAAGATGGGCGAGAAGCCAGGTGGACTACAGATGTGGTTGACTGGTCTTGCTTACATGGGTGCAGGTGTAGCCGATAAGCGTCGTGGCGGAGCAATCAACATTATTCAATCTTAATTTTGAATTAGTATAGGAAACGTAGAAAATGAGCGTACCATATCAACGAATCAGCAATGCAACAGTTCAGGACATAATCTTTTATGATCCTGCTGCGGAACGCCGCGCCGCACAGATGAATGTCAATTGGGACAACTACTTCAAAGTAGGGTCACAAGAGATACTTTATCAGTTAGAGTTCGGCTGGTGGCCTAAGTATTGCGATACGGTGCTTGGTGCGACTTATTACACTAACTTACCTAACGGTAGTTTGATTTCCGCATTCAATCCAAGTCTGCTCATCAAAAGTGATCAGACATTGATACGCCTTGATACATTCATGGCTGTCAAGATATTCTACGAGAGCATAGTGTCAGATACTAGCAACGTCAACGATGTTGATCGTGCTAACTATGATCATGCTCTCCGTAGATATCAATTTGAATGGGAAAAGGCACTACAGTTGATGAATTTCTATGACCTTAACCAAGATGCTCCTAACGGTCCAACGACTAAGTTAGAAGAGAATTGGACGAGTGACGTAGATTACTTCAATGGTGATAGGAGATATTTCTGATGGCTAGCGGGCATCAACCAAAGATCACTAAGGAAATGATCATAGACTACATGCGTGTAGTGTGTAATGAACTTACACCTATCGTAGAAGTCAATGGTATCTATCCTAGTGCTGATGATGTTGTGCCCTTTGGCATTTATGTCAGAGATTGTCACCCTATCAATCGTGAGACTTATCAATTAGGTGTGCAAAACTGCGGTAGCATTTATACTGTTACCGATCAATTTGAGATACTCTATGTGAGTTTCCAAGATGATCCACAAAGTCTTGTCGTGCTTGGTCGCATAAACGACTTAGCCGCAGACAGTCAGTTTTTTGATGGTTACTTTGAAGTAAACTTTAGCAAGACTGAAGTAATTGGTAATCGTAGTGAGAAACATACCTATACGTTCAATATTAAACGCTTGGATTTTAATGATTAACTGCCACTAACTTAAAGGAGAACTACAATGGCATACATAACAGTAAACGAGACAGGTACTTTCCCTGCTCTAATACTATCAACTGACATAGCCAATTCTAATGTCGGCTTGACTGGAAATGGCTTCTTGGGTGGTGGTAACCTGTTATCAGTCACTTGTCTACAAGATATTACCATTACTAATAGTACTGGTATCTTCTCATGGACAGACTTTTGTTCTGCGTCTATCAACAAGGTGACAACACCAAGTGATAACGAGATCAGTACAAACGTTGTGATTGATCCAACAGGTTGGTTCGGTAATGGAAGCGCAGCCGCTAACAGTGCTGCCAACTTCGGTGTCGCTGGTCTCAGCGAGAACCGTGTTGAAGTTGCTTTCCGCGTACAAATGAATAACAATTCAAACGTGGGCAACGCATTACCTGCTAACACTTACGCTTATCATGGCGTAGGTTACATCTCAAGTCTAGCACCTACAGTGTCACCAGACGCACCAGTATGGGTCAGCCCATTAACTATTGCTGTCAACGGCGACATGAAGAGCGAAGGTTGATTTGTAAGTAAACAAGGGAGAATGGGTAACTCCATTCTCCTTTTTTAATAATTGAAGGAGTAAATCACATGGCCGACGAATGGCTAAAAACCAATGAAGAAAAGTTACGAAGTCTTATCGCAGACGAAGCAAAGATGATGCCCATGCTAGATAACATGATGGCTACATTGAAGCAATTAAAAGCGAAACAAACATTTAGACTCGCTCTCCTCAATCAACTTTTAGAGGAAGAGATCGATAAATACAAACATTATGATGGTAATTAATTACACAGGAGAAACAAATGAAACTATCAGATATTTCAAGCATACCAAAACTAGTTGAAGTCACACTAGAAGATAAAGATATCATAAAAGAATACGGTGAACCATTAGTGTTTTACACTTATGACCGTCAACCTATGGATGTTTTTGTCAGATTAGCAAATGTAAACGAAAATAACACCGGCGATCTGATTAATATCATCAAGCAACTTATATTGAATGAAGAAGGTCAACCTATTTTGACAGATAATAATATGTTGCCAATTAAGATAATGATGAAGGCGATTGCAAAGGTTACAGAACGATTGGGAAAATAACTAATGACAACATCAAGATCGATAGTACCAAGATGTTGTCATTATTACAAATTGATAGTCTAGGTAAGAGGTACGGTCTATTACCTAGTGAGATTTTAAAAAAGGCGGATACCTTTGATCTTTATGTCATGGATGCTGTTATGAGTTACGAATTATTTCAACATAAAAAACAGAATAATAAAGGTAAATTGCCAACAGATGCATATACGACAGATCAATTGTTAACGATTTTTAATAAAGGTAAAAATAAAAATGATAACAGTACAGGTAAACACAACTAATCTAAAAAATAGATTGCGTAAAATTCAATCTAAGTTAGATAAGTTGCCAGAAGAAGCGTATAAAGAATTTGTACGCTTGACTCCTGTCGGTGATCCTAATCGTTGGAAGACCAAATATAAACCTAAAAATTATAAACCAGGTAACGCAAGGCGTAATACTGTATTAAAGGGTGATACCATACAAGCAAATTATCCATATGCTCAACGTTTGAATGAAGGATATTCAAGTCAAGCACCGCGTGGCATGACTGAACCTTTATTAAAATATTTGCGTAGACGACTTAAAGATATTGTGAGGGGCAAATAATGGCTGAAAATTTAGATGTCAATATAAATGTAACAGGTAATGCTAATCGTGCCCTTACATCATTAAACAATGATTTAAGTAAAGTAAGTAAAAGTTTTGCAGACCTAAAAAACGTTATAGCCGGATTGGCTATAGGTAGTTTCATCAATAATTTATTAAATGCTAGCGCGGCACTTGTTGATCTTGCTAAAGCCACTGGTTTAACATTAGAAACTGTAAAAGGATTGAGCGATGCATTAGAAGCCAATGGCGGTAATGCTGAAAAAGCACAACAGATATTAGTAAAATTTACGGATACATTAGATGCCGCTAGAGAAGGTAGTAGGGCAGCACAGCAAGCATTTGCTGGTGTCGGTATAAGTGTCAGCGATCTCAGTAAATCAAATAGTGAATTAGCCATACAATTTGCAAAAAATGTAAGTAAAATGGCAGAATTTGAAGGAGAAGCCAGAGCAGCCGGCGCGGCATCAGAAGTTGCAGGAAAAGGTATACGCACAATTGATCTAAAAGGATTTGGTCAAGATGCTGAAGGTGCCGTTGTTAATGCTAAAAATTATACCGGTGCAATAAGAGATGCAGATGCGGTACAACAACAATTAGAAAAGACAATAAAGAAAGCCAAAGATGAATTATTGTTATTCTTAAAACCAGTGTTAGACTTCCTAGCCACAGAAGATGGTTGGAAAGCCTTCACTACCACTATCAAAACTTTGGCTGTCATATTTGGTATCATGTTTGGTGCCAAGATGATTAAATCTATTATTGATTTTAATACACAATTAGCAAATACAGAAATATTAGGTAGAAAATTAGGTAAGAATCCATTACTTAAATTAGGATTGCTATTAGGTGGCTCAGTCGCTATCGACAAACTCGCTGAAAAGATGGGCATCCTGAATGACGAAGTAGACATTTTAGGAAAAAGCGCAGAAAATGTTGATACGGGCAAACTTCCTCAACAAGCAAATAATCAAGAAAGTCAACAATCAACTGTAAGCACAAGAGAAACAGATAATTTAACTAGAGCCATAAAAGATAAAACTAGTGCATACAATGATCAGATTGATGCCATCAAACAAAATATAAAAGATCAAATCAATTTATTAAAAGTTGGTAAAGATCAAGCAGATTTAGATAAGATCCGTGCTGATATCGAAGAAAAAGCAGCGGAAGCAATCAAAAACTTTAATCAAGAAAAAGCCAAACTTGATACTAAGAAAGATGCTGATCTTATTGGAGTCATTGAAGAGCAGATAGCAGCAATCAATCGTGGCAAAGAAGCAAGCATACAAGCGGCTCAAAATGAAGTTAAAACATTACAAGATTTACAAAAAGAAACAGCCGCCACATATGCGCAGATGGAAGTATCTGTAAATCAATTTCAAAATGCTATACAAAGTGAAGAAGCATTACAACAATTACGTGATCAAGCAGCATTAGTAGGCAAATATGGAGAAGAATTAGAAATATTGCAGGCTAAACAAAGAATTGATCAAGAACTGCGTCAACGCACTAATGAATTAACTGTAGAGTTAGTAAAATTACAATATGATTTAGCCAAAGCCATAAGAGAAGGTAATAGTGCAGAAGAAGAGGCTATACGAATCAAAATAAGAGGTGTTGAACAAATCATGGCTGCAGAAAATGCAGCAGCAGTAGAAAAGAAAAAGTTGACAGAAGAAAATATAAAAAATAATAATATAATTAACAAAAGCGTATTTGAACAAATAACAGATAGTATTGCTAGAACCAAAGCCGAACTTGAAAAATATAATCTAGGTGATAGTATAGTTCGAAATCTAAATGAAGCACTGGATAATTTTATACAGACAGGTAAATTTAAATTTAAAGATTTTGCTGCCAACGTATTACGTGAATGGTTAGCAGTAAAAGCCAAGATGTCTTTGATGGATGTTTTGGATCAATTATCTGGCGGATTAAAGGCAGCATTTTCTGGTTTAAGCCTAGGCGGAGGCGGAGGCGGAGGCGGTTTTTGGGGTAGTATCATTCGAGGTATAGGTAGTATATTTGGATTTGCTGAAGGTGGAAG